AAGTAAATTTAGATTCTGCACTAACAGCTAAAAATCGATTGATAGGTAACTTTGTGATAGAAACTGGAAAAAGAAAAATAAATGTTTACGAAGAAATTGAAGTTTCGTATAGAATTCTTGGTCCAGAATTTGTAAGTAAAGAACTTAGGAAACGAATTAAAAAAGACTGTTCTATTATTATAACTGCAAAATCAAAAAATCTGAATGCTAAAATATTGGAAAAAAAGAAAAAGACAATGACGATTAAAATACTATATCAACCTCTTGTCGGAGATATTGGAGATCGATTAGCCATTAGTATAGATGAAGGTAAAAAATCAGGTCTTCATTTAGTTGGACAATGTGTCATTACAAGTGGTATTGATGCCATACTAGAAACAGGAAAAGTTGATTTTCATTTTTAATTTATTTGTTAATATAGTTAATATCACAAAATAAATGGACGATATAACATTTTGGAATAGTAAAAAAAAACGAAAAGGAACTAGAAAAGTAGAGAAAATAATTAGCCCAAATGTATTTTATATGACATGGGACAGACTTTCACCACAGTGGTTAACAAATCCAGAATTACCAGAAGATTCTATTTGTGTATTAAATATTAAATGGGATATGACACATGAAAAAAACAAGCGCATTAAACTTTATTGTGATCCTAAATTGTACAATAATATAATTTTCCAACCATTAGACAAAAAAGTAGAATTTGATACAAAAGATATCAAACTTTTAGAATATCAATTCCAGTTGTCAGTTAAAGAACAAAAATATAAACAAGCTATCAAAACTGCTAGAACTATTTATAATATTAACAAAAAAGACGAAATTATAGGTAACCAAGTATTATTAAAAAATATGATAATGTTATCACTAACAGAAATGGTACCATCTTATCACGTAACAACATTTATATGGCTATATGCATGCATAACAAGAGGAAAATATATTTCTAGATTGTTATTTGAAAAAATTTTAACAATATTTGATGCATCAATAAAAAGAAATTTTAGAGATGATGGTTTTATTAGTAGTAAATTATCAAAAAATATAAATTTAGAAAAACAATTGGGAAGTAATTTTTTCTCTGATAACCATATTACATTTTTGTGGTCTTTGCAGTTTGGAAAATATTTAATAAATCAAATAAATGAAATAATTACTATTGACAAGATAACGTCATATTGGATTGATAAACTAATATCAAGCGATAGCTCTCAGTTACTACTAAATCTTCCTATCATACATAAACAACAACTGAATAAAGATTTGTTAAATTTGAAAGATCTTGACAAATTATCATTTACATATGATAATTCAAATATATATACTGAATTAAGTAAAAAAACAAAAATAAATATTAATGAATTGAAAAGAGTAGTTGGAAGTGTGATTAATCAAAAAAATAAACGTATGAATTTCAATTTAGAAATATCAAAAACATCACATACGGACAATGAAATATTAAAAATTGTTAAACCATCGATCGCAATTATAACTAAAACTCTTCGAAAAAATTTTATAAAAATGCGATTAGAAAAAACTGAATAGCATTTTAAAAGCCTATCTTTTTTTATTGAATCATTATATAAGAAAATATGAATGTACATTCTGTATCTTTGAAAGGATTTAGAGATCAAAATGAAGATAAACATAGAGTTATTTTAAATGGCGATAACTCCAATAAAAATATGAGTGCAATAAATTTAGTTGCTGTATTTGACGGACATGGTGGAAAAGATATATCTAAATTTTTACATAACGCAATTCCAAAATCTATTATGAGTCAAAGTGAATATCCAATTACAAGGGAAAGAGCATATAGAATATATGATAAAATTCAAAAAACAATAATTAAAAAAGATCCAAAAATAGCAAAAGTAACTGGATCTACATGTTTAGTAGTAATACATTATTTGAAAAAAAAACAAGAGTATTTAAATGTTTTAAATGTTGGTGATTGTAGATGTGTATTATGTAGAGATAATTTTGCTATACCATTGACAAAAGACCATAAACCCAAATGGCCAGAAGAAGATTATAGAATTAAAAAATTAGGCGGAAAAATTTATTACGACGGGGATGATTGGAGAATCAAAGATCTATCCGTTTCTAGAGCATTTGGTGATACAAGTGCAACACCATATGTATCACACAGACCAGAAGTTTTTAAATACAAACTAGTCGATAAAGATAAATTTATGATAGTTGCATGTGATGGATTATGGGATGTGTTAAGTAATCAAGATGCTGTTAATTTCGTTTTAGCAAATGCTTATAATGAAACAACTAGAGTCAGATTAAATACTTCAGGTAATATCGCAAGAAAATTAGCAGAATATGCCTTGAGCCAAGGATCTAGTGACAATATAACTGCAATTGTTCTTTTTTTTAAATAACTCAATAAAATTGATTTTGTTAATCTATTTAAAAAAAAGAATACTATATTATAATAAAATAACAGCATATATGCACCGCCATTTTGATAATAAAAATAATTATGAAGATAAATCAAATAGATCTATATTTTCATACAAAAGACAATTAATAGAACAATTGTATTCAATGGTCGATCTTTCAAAATTTAAATATAAAATTTTGGAGAAAGAGGATGATTTACCCTATCTCCAAAATGAGAAATTTTCTTTCTCTCAAAACCACAAAGGTTCAAATTGTCTTTTAGTTTTTGTAAAAATGCAAGGCAGACATTTCTCTTTTTTAGTTAACAGAAAAACATTAAATTATGAATTTTCTCAAGTTCAAATGGATAAAGTAAAAATATTTCCAGCAAATTTTAGACTAGATGAAAGTATTTACAAAGGTTCTGTATTCGACGGAACATTATCTTATCCAGATCAAAAAACTGGAAAACGTAAATATACCATTTGTGATATTTATACATTTAGAGGCAAAAATTTGTCAAAAGATAAATTGCAACATAAAATGATAAATATTAAATCTTATGTTGATGCTTATTACACAGATGATCCAATAATGAACACACATGATCTAGAAATTAATAAATTATACCCATTATCTGAAATTAAAAATTTCGAACTAGTTTCAGATAATCATAGAGGTATTGTGTTCTATCCAATATTTTCAGGAATGAGATTAATATATTTACCACCTTCTGATAATGATAATAAATATCAAAGAGATAATGATAATAAATATCAAAGAGATGATGATAATAAATATCAAAGATATGATAGCGATAGAAGAACCAATAGGTACAATGATAACAGAAATAGATATAATGAAAATGACAATAAATGTCAAAGATATGATAAACAAAATCAAAGATATAATAGTGATAGAAGTAATAAACGGTATATACATGACAGTCGTGATCAAAGATATGATGAAAAAATAAACAAACCAACACATAAAATGAATACAAAATATCAAACGAAACACGATTTAGAATATATTCCAAAAGAAAAAACATTTACGAAACACAATAGAGATGTTGTTGCAGTTTTTAAAATGAAAAAAACCGAAATGGAAGATGTATACAAATTATATCTACTGGCTCCATCTAAGAAAAACAAAAAAATTATAAAACCAAAAAGAATTGATATTGCGTATATACCAACACGTGAACGTAGTATTTATTGCAATAATGCATTTAAACATGATAAAAAATCAATTATGGTTAAATGTAGATATGATGAATCTTATGGTAAATGGATTCCAATTAAAAAAGTTAAAGACAAAAAACCTGATCAAATGTCTCAAGTTGACAATTTGGTAAAACTATTGGGAATTAACAAATATGATGAAATTCTTACATAAATAAAATTTTATTTATCAAACAGAAATTATTCGTTAATAAATATTCAACGAATAATATAAGTAAATAGTTAATTTAATCCCATAATCTGAAACCACGTTTTACGTTAGGAGAATTAGGATATATACCATCACCTAATTCTTTACCATTTAATACACTACTATCTTTAATCCAAGGAAGATAGTTTTCTGGAGTTATTTCCGCTAATTGATTAAACGGTTCTTTTATTTGAGGATCCAATCGATGGAATGTTTCTTTTTTTAATGTTTTATTTGTCATGGCGTCATAAACGTTTTTTACTGTTTTATTTTTATATGTCTCTTCTATCCAATTATTTGGAGAAGTGTATAAATCTACAAGTTCCTGTGACATCTCAACTTCTTCTGCTTTTGGTTCCCAATCATCGACAGGTGATAATGAATCTATATCATTGGAATATTCTGCAATACCTTCACTACAGTCATCGTCCTGACTTTTTTTAGGTGGGATTTTACCGATTTTAACAATACCAGTTGGACTAGACGTAACTGTTGGACTAAACGTAACTTTTTTAGTTGGACTAGATGTATCTTTCTTAGTTGAACTAACTGTTGAAGTAGATGTATCTTTCTTAGTTGAACTAACTGTTGAAGTAGATGTATCTTTCTTAGTTGGACTAACTGTTGAAGTAGATGTATCTTTCTTAGTTGGACTAGATATAGCTTTTTCGATTTCCTCTTCTATTGGATTAGTTATCGGTATTTCTGTTTTTTTAGCAAAAAAAGTATTATCAACCCATATGTGGATTGTTGATATTAATACAAACATTACCAATATTATTCCTATCTGAGTTAAAAACGATGCTTTCATTATTATATATTATAAATAACAGAAAAATATTCTCAAATACCTTTTATTTCTATATTGTGTTATGAATATATCAGAATTAATCAATCAATTCTAATATATTTTTATTACTAATTATTTAATAATACGGAGGCAAAATCATTGGATACATTACAGACGGTTGTATCTGATTAGCATTATAAATTGGAAGATTGCCTTGCGGTACGGTCGAATTAAGAATAAGATCGTTTCGGACCTGTGCTACATGTCCAGATTGTAATTGTTTTTGATCTTCGTCGTAAAGCCAAGATAAATCATCATCTTCTTTTCGTTTATTATCTTTTTCTTTATCTATATTTTCATCAGTATTCATACAATATCTATACCATAAAAACAAAGTGATAAAAATGACTACGAATAACCAAAATTTATACGGTTTTAAAACATTATTATATATTTTTGTTAAAACAGACCACGGATTTACCAATTGTTGTTTTGCATCACCCGACCCAAATTGAGGATTTGCAAATTTTTTTATCCATTTATTTGGATTAGATACACGTGATGTATCGAGTAATCTTGGTGGAGCCCGAGAAAAATACTTCATCTCTATAAATGACCTTTATATTTTTTTTTAGTGGAATCAAATCAATCAAATATGTATGTCGTTAATTTATTTAAAATAAAGATATAACGATATGGTAACATATGGAATTTTTTGGAGATTTTTATAAATTGAAAAAAAAGGTAGGTTCCGGTTCATTCGGAGATGTGTATATTGGTCAAGATATATATAATAAAAATTATGCAATAAAAGTTGAGGCCGATATGAAAAAAACTCGAATGAAATACGAGTATAAAATATATGAAGATTTGCGTGCACAAAAAATTAAAGGAATTTCTAAGATATATCAATATGTAAAAACACCAGATATGAATATTATGGTAATGGAATTGTTAGGACCAAGTTTAGAAGATATGTTTAATTCATACAACCGAAAGTTTCCAGTACAAATAGTCATTTTATTAGCATTGCAAATAATAAAATTATTGGAAGATTTGCATAAATGTGGATATTTACATAGAGATATTAAACCAAATAATTTTTTGATAGGTGACAATAATAATAGTGATGCGGAAAAAGTTTATTTAATAGATTTCGGATTAGCAAAAAAATATATTGATAAAAATAATAATAACAAACATATTAAATATAGAGATGGTAGATCATTAACAGGAACAGCTAGATATGCAAGTCAAAACATACATGCAGGCATAGAACCAAGTAGAAGAGATGATCTTGAATCTGTTGGATATATGTTAATTTATTTTTTGAAAGGAAAATTACCATGGCAAGGAATTAAAAGAACTAAAAATTTAGATTTAACAAAAAAAATAGGAGAAAAAAAAATAAAATTATATGACACAATTTTTCAAGATATACCAAAGTGTTTTAAATATTATTTATTTTACTGTAGATCTTTGAAATTCGATGAAGAACCAGACTATAATTATTTGAAATTTATATTTGAAGATTATAAACAAAAAAATAGATATGGTAATAAATTTAATTGGAAACAAATTTAATTAATAATATCCATGAAAGAAAACTTCTCTGTTTTTCATCATATCCAATTCATGACTAGGAATAACTCTTTCATGTCTAGTTCCTTTATTATAGACTTTTTCTTTAATATATTCCATATACATTTTCTCTTTTTTTTTATAATATGGTAACATATTGACAACAATTTTGTCAAGAATATGTTTATCAAAATATTTTGAAGTATTATAAAAATCCCAATAATCAACTAAAGTCGAAATATTTTTTTTATTGAAAATATCTCTATCACCAAATTTTGAAAAGAAAAAATTTAAATTTTTTGCTCCACATTTTTTTGTTAAATCGTCAGATATATTGTAACTTAGTTTGAACGTAATATTGTCAAGCATTTGACTTATACTAATATCCGCTACACTAAAATGCAAATGATCGATTGAATTATATACTTTTTCTAAAATTTTAAAATTTGGTTTTTGAAAGGCAATTAATAATTGTCTAAAATTTGGTTTAACTGTTTTTAAAATTATGTCAACTTGTTCTTCTTGCATTTTGTGAATAGAATCGTCTAATTCAAATTTGTCCATGTTTCTTTAGTTATTAAAACTTTTAATATGAACATACGGATATATATTTTGGATGGACAGTGTTTTACATTTTCAATTTTTTTTATTAAATGTAAAATCAAAACTTTTTTACCTGTGTAAAGTATAGAGAATGGACGATATTTTAGTCAATAATATTAATAATAAGAAATGGAAAAATATAATAAATCTTTTACGTGAAAATAAAATAAAGTCAGATATCAAAATATATGACGACAAAACACTGTGTCATATCGCAGTTATTAACAATATACCGATATTAATTGACTATTACATTAAACATTACCCTGAAATATTATTTAAATCCGATCTGTTAGGTAATACACCATGTCATTATGCTTTAAAATATAGAAATTCACAATTATATCAAAAAATAGTTAAACCGTTTCCAAAAGTTTTAGACTATGTTAATAACAAAGGAGAAACATGTTTACATTTGATAGATGATATCAATTTGATACGATGGACAATTGAAAATATTAATGGTTTGAATTTTGATATATTAACAAATAAATTTATGTCACCACTGACATTAGCAATTCAAAATAATAATATCAATATCGTAAAACTATTATCTAAATCTGGAGCATCATTAAATTTTCCGGAACAATTGCCTCCATTATGCTTAGCGGTAATATTAAATAATCCAGATATCGTTTCTTATTTGTTAAATAATAAAGCAAATGTAAATATCAAAAATGCACATTTCTTAACACCATTAATATTAGGAGCCAGAAATGGAAATATGAATATGTGTAAAAGTCTTCTTGAATACGGTGCAGATCCAAATTATTCTGGACCAGAAGGAGATCATAATCCATTGGATATAACGATGAAAATGAAAAAATACGAAATTACATCATTATTAATAGATTACAATGCGAAACCAACATTACAAAATAGATTTTTTGATACACCTACACATACAGCCATGATAATGAGTAATATACCCACCGATTTAAGATACAAAATAATATATTATGGAAATATGAATATACCAAATATAGATGGCGAAACACCTTTACATTATCTGATGAAACGAAAAGACTGGTCAATATACGAAGGTATTTTGGAAAAAAAAAAATTAGATATATTTTCTAAAAATAACAGTGGTCATTCTCCACTCTTTTTTGTTAGAGCAAATGAATTGTCAAAATTTATGGATATTGTCGCAACCAGTTATTTACACAACATAAAAAATAAAAATGAAAATGAAAATATAGATTGCAAAAATATGACATCGAAATGTAAACAAAAAATTAAAAAATATATTATTTCACAAAAAAGATCAATTCCAGATTTTAAGAAAGACGAAATAACACTCAATAAATTTGTTTTTATTAAACCAAAACATTCTGATTTCGGTCAATTTAATCCGAATAGTATGAACAATATTCTATACACACTATTCTTACTCAAAAAATACCCAACATTAGGTGTTCCATATCGATATTATTTATATGAAAAAGATACTACGAATAAATTAATAACTAATGATTTGAATTTTACACATTCTGCATATGGAAATATAATATGTGATTTAACTGGACTGTATTCTGATTTATCATTCGAACTTTCTCCGTATTTAATAATATGGAGAAGTGAAGATATACATTATTTCTCGCCAGATCTAGATTCTGGAATACAAAAATTATTGTTAGCCGACAAAATTAGATTTATTTGGTGCAAATTGACACTTATACCATCAACAAAAACAACTCATTCTAACGTTATTTTATTTGATAAACAAACGGGTATTATGGAAAGATTTGAACCATATGGAGTTATACCATATGTACAATCAGATGAATTGGATAATTGTTTAAAACATAAATTTAAGATACTCTTTGATTCATTTCTGACACAAAAAAAACTTAAATTTACTTATTTGAGACCTGTAGATTTTTTACCAGATATTAGTTTTCAATCTTTGAGTAATGATGAATACGTAGAAGTTAAAAAATTAGGTGATCCACCTGGATATTGTTTAGCTTGGTCATTTTGGTATTTAGATACTAGATTATCTAATCCAGATATTCACCCAAAAGATATTTTTAAATTGACAACTAAAAAAATTATAGAATTTGGTAAAGAATCAAATAAAGAAGATGGTACAATAAACGAAAAAATATTTATATCATATATTAGAAGTTATGCAAGGAAAATAAATAATACAAAAGATAGCTACTTAATTTCTATGGGATTAAAAAAATCTCATTTATATGATTTGATATTACAAAATAAGGAACAGCAAATAATTAAAAAAAAGTTTGCACAATTATTTAATGAAATTATAAATAAGAATTTTTCATTTTAAATATTTTATGTGTATATATCCATATAAAATATCATCTGTGTTTTGGTTGAACATATTCCAAACCTAGAATATCAAAAATGTCTTTTTCAGATTTAACTTTAAATCTTTTGCATTTTTTTCCAACATATTTGCATATTTCATATTCACTAAGCTTATAACCGAGACTCATTGCTGTTAGTCGTATTTTCTTATTAAAATCACCTGATCCAGTTAGATGAAATAATGCGGTATAATAAGAATCATATGGTACAAATTTAATATCAATACGTCTAACTGGATATTTCGGACCAAGCTTGCAAAATCCCTTGTACATCGATACCATATTTTTATCTAAATCGTCAATAATGAATTTTTGCTTTCGAAGTATTTTAACTATTTTTTCTAATTTATTATTTTTTTCTTTTAGCAATTGATCTTTAGTTATTATTTTTGGGTGAGATATCAAAAAATCGATATCGTTGGATTGCATTTTTAGTCTTCTGTATGACCCACATACTATTCCAAATAATTCATCGTCGACGTTTATAACATTTTTTTGTAACAATTTTTCCATTAAATCCATTTCGTGTCTTGGTATACCTATTTTGTAAATACCATGATATTTTAATCCAAGTTGTATATTATCACTAATTTTGATTTTTTGTTGTTTTATTTTTTTCTTAAGATCATCAATAGATTTTATACCATAGCCCATCATATTGATTGCTGTTTGTGGACCTATGCCTATAACAGTCGTTAGTTCATTCATTATTTGAATTTGTTTTTTACTGAATTTTTCGTTAACAGATTTCAGTTCACTCAAATACCCATTTTTTATTATTTCGTCTATTCTATCTTTAATCCCTTTTCCAATTCCTTTAATATTATCAAAATCAGATCCCGATCTTATTGTTTTATTATGTTTATTGAAAATTACAATGGCATCTTTTATTTTTTGTAATCTAAAAGAGTGACTTATTTTTTTCTTTTTATCTTTTTCATTTATTCTATCGTTTTTTATTTTGTTTATTAACTTTTTAAATTCAGAGATTATTGCATCGTTTTTATTCATCGAATAATATGAATATATTATTTTAATTAGATAAAAAATTGAAAAAAAGAGGAAAATATAGTAATATATGTATCAGAAGTATATTGAATATATGGACGAATTTGACAATAAAGATACCCATCAAATGATCGATTCTTCTTGTACAACAACAGAAGGCATAGTAACAAAAAAACTATTTGATCAATTTGAAGATAAAAACAATTTAGACGACAATATTATACCTGAATATATATCCGATGGATCAGTTGATGTTATTGGAACATCTACTGTTATTGGACCATCTGTTGTATCTGATGATGCTGTATCGGATGACACTGTATCATCTGATTCGTCGTCAGAAGATAATGATAGCGATAAAGATGAACACGACGAAAGCGTTGAAGATAAGAGAAAAAAAATCGAAGTATTGGGTATGTCAGGATTAAGAAATTTAGGAAATACATGTTTTATGAATTCTATTATCCAATGTATTTCTGCTTCAGGATTATTATTAACATATATAACAGAAAAAAGATTTTTACCACATCTAATTGCAAAAATAAAAGAACAACATCCAGAGTTAGAAGGTGAAGATTTAGAAAAACAGTGTAAACAAACTATGACTTATCAATTATATCGTCTACTGAGAGGAATGTGGAGTGGTAATTTTGCGATATCACCTACAAGTTTCAAAAAAATGGTTGATAAAAGAGTTTCGTTTTTTGGAGGAACAAGTCAACACGATAGTCAAGAGTTTTTATCTCTTCTGTTGGATACTATACATGAAGAATTGGCAACTAAAAAACGAATTGATTATAGCAAAATCGACCCCGGTGTAAATGCATTATTAAGTAAAAGAAAAGCTACATCAAATGCTATAGAAGCAACTGACGATGATGAGGTTAAAAAACAGATAAAAAACGAATATAGGGAATATATAAAAATGTATGAAAAAGAATTTGTATTGACAAAGTCGTATATTACATGGCAAAGTTATACTAAAAAGAGCCATTCAATCATAACCGAGCTGTTTACTGGATTATATTATTCCAAAGTGATTTGTTCAGAATGTGACTACCGATCTGATACATTTGAACCATTTACTCTTATATCTCTGCCGATTCCAGAATCAGACGAAAAGGTTAGTTTAAATGATTGTCTTTCTACGTTTACAAAATGTGAAACATTAAAAGGAGACGAAAAATGGAAATGCAAGCACTGTGATAAAAAAGTGGAAGCTACTAAAACAATATCATTGTGGACACTTCCTCCTATTTTGGTTATTCATTTTAAGAGAACAGTGAAGAAAGGATACAGAAAAGAGAAAATATCAACTGAAATAGATTTTCCTATTAGTGGATTACAACTCGACGATCAATTTTCCGAATTGCATCGGCCAAATGTTTCACCAAAATATGATTTATATGCTATTAGTAATCATACTGGAATGCCAGATGGTGGCCATTATTTTTCTTACTGCCAAAATATGATAAATAAAAAATGGTTTGAATTTAATGATAGACATGTACTACATATTTCTGATGAAAATTCTATTGTATCAGATAAAGCATACGTACTGTTTTATAAAAGGAGGGTCTAATACTTAATTTATTTTTTTATTAATATTTGTTAATAAAAATATTTGTTATCATTTATTATCGAAATTATCTATTATTAAAAGTATTATTTTTTTAAGATCATGCATGTATACTTTTTTCTTTATTATTTTCTCGAAATGGACCCAATCATAATTAGTTGGTAATTTTAATACGATTAATTTTGGTTTATGTTCGACATCGGCATGTATTAGTTCATTGCATAATTGTTCGATTGATTTATTTCCAATATTTATTCTTATTTTTTCTTTAAATTTATACATTTTACCTCCCCACGGAGGATCTATGAAAATGATATCTTGTTTCATTGTTTTTAATCTTTTTGTACAATCATCGTTATAAATAGTTATATTGTCTAGATCATATACCGAAATATTATTTTGCATATATTTACATCTTTGTTCATTTATTTCAATAGCATTCACATGCATAAAATGTTGACCAAAAGACAATGTATTA